ACAGTCTTAGGATTAACCATTGGCTTACCTAGAGATGGATCCCATACAACTTGAATGTAAGCATGACCACCCTGCATGGCCATCATAAGAGCGTCTTGGCGCTTTTCATTGAAGCGCTGATTTTCAAACACGTTCTCAATTACTTCTAAAGCTAATCTTGATGCGTCTTTGTCCTCAGTGCTATTAGAATTTGGCCGTACTTCGTAACGAGGCGGGTTCTGAGTAAGACGAGCAAGACGATTCTGAATAGTTGGCAATACTTTATTGACCTTGAATCTATTTCTGGAGAGCTTTCTTTTTGGGTCAATATTTCTAAATTGTCTATAGGCTGTGTCATAGTAAACCCCATCGAACCCAAGTAGATAGGCTACGTTACACATGAAAGTGCCTTCGATAGCAATGCGAGAGTTTGTTTGTCTTACGGAGTCTATTTTCTCTTTTATATATTCTACGAGTTTTTTCTCATCTGGTGATTGCTCTGATAGCTCTTTTATGGGCTGTAATTGTTCACCAGGCTTTTGAGCATTTTTAGGAGAGAATAGACCTTTGGTTATATCAGATAGCTTCATAGTTTATCGCTTCCCAGGTTTATGTAAAAAATAATAATTACACGAGTATTCTATTAAGCTCGTTTAGAACTTCATCGTCTGAAACATCCGGTTTATCTTGAGTGTTACCTGTTGGGAAGCGGTCAACTTGTTCAAGATTCTTGGTTTGGACATATTCAGGATAAGATCTACTCATAGCCTTGTCAACTAAAGTGGCAATCTGCTTTTGATAAAACCAAATAGTAAATAAATTCGATGCTATAAGTACCAAACAAATGATAATTAGTCCTATTTCCATGATTAAGATAACCCAAGTTGTTCTCTTTTTTGCTTACCTTCGTATTCTGCAAACTGCTCAGCAGTCATGTTATCCTCTTTGTCATACTTTTCGCGGGTGCCTTGTAAATATACTTTTACTCCAGGATCTCCATAAGTAAGGTATTTTGATTTAGAATTTTTAAGAAGGTATTTAAAAAGCTTTTCTCCTACTTCAATGTATTCTTCTCCAGCCATTTGTGCTTGACCAATAGCCATTCTAAATTCTTCTGGATTATCGATCACTGTGGGTGGCTCTTTTGTTTCAACAACAGCCTCGTTAATTTCAGGCATTGTTACAATTTCACCTAAGCTTTCAGCTATACCAAATTCATCTGTTGGTCTTTGTCTTCCTTTAGCCATAATAAAACTCCTTTTTTATTCGAGATCATCTCGTTCTTTTGTTCTTAATTTATGTAAATAGTACTTTTCGTAATCTGGATGATTAGGCGCTAGTGGTTTCTCCCAAAGCTTCTCTGCTTTTGGTGGGAATGCTATGTGATTTATATAAGCAAGAGCATCTATAACATCATCATGGGCAGCGCGAGGAAACATTAGCAGTTCTAATTCTAAATCGTTTAGTCCTTGATTTAAAAATATCCTACTCCATTCAAACATTGGGACCAGAGCTAAGATTCTCATCTCTTTTGTTTTGTCTGTTGGCGGCTTAATCCCTTTTATTGGCAAGAAATTCATTCTTCTCTTCATCTCATCGGTTAGAAAATAGGTAAGTGCTTGTTGGTAAGCTACTTCTTCTATCCCTATTCCCATGCAATTAAAGTTCTTTTGAATTTCAAATATTAGATTAATGATCTGTGTTGGTGTAATTTTATACCTACGAGCAAAGCGAACATACCATCTATTTTCTACATCTACGGCAACAACGACAACGCCTGTAAAGTCTGCCCCATCAGCTTGTGATATTGCGGGATCAATGAATGCAAAGTTGTGATGTATTTTTGGGATAGAATCATAGTATCTAAGCCATTCCTTTTTGAATGTCTGCATATCAAGAGGGATGATCTCGTTTAGATATTGGTTAGAGAATATGTAAGAGCCTTGCTCTTTTTTCTGTCGTTCTAAAAAAGCATGAGTCAGCTTTTCGGGGAAGAAAAGTGATCCATCGTCGTTGTATGCTTTTTTATATACGACTTCCCACTGCATTAAACATCCTCTGTCGTATAAAGTTTAGTTTCGGGGAAGCCTGATACCTTTAATTGTTCTCTTAAAATATAGCCGATCAAATCATTTTCGCTATAACGCGTTCCAATGATAACGTAAGTTCCTTCTGGCTCTAGGATAGATAGATTGTATTTATAATGATCAATTATCTTTTGAGCCTTTTCAGGAGTATTTGAATTCTTTGGTGAATTGTAGTCATCACCAATAATTACATCATAGTGCTGACCCACTCTAGTTGTACCAACACCACCAACAGTAATAGAAGGCTCTTTTAAAATCTTAGTTCTTTGTTTAATTACTATTTCGTCTTCATTCCATGTTTTAGTTTTAAACTCACCAAACAGTGTAATAAGTTCTTCTGATTGAAGATGTCCTTTAATCTCTCTTAAAAATGTTGCTGAGTTTGAAAATAGTTCTGAGTCAATTAGTATTCTTAAATTAGGATTATTTAGTAATAACCAAACAGGAAAAGCAACGCATCCTAGACTAGACTTTAGGCTGCCTCTTGGAACACAAATAAGCTTACGAGTTATAGGACTTTCCAATGCTTTAATTAATGGTCTGTGAGTAAAAGGAGTTACATCCTTATAACCCATAAAGCATGAAGCAAGTACAAATAAGCTACGTTTAATAGCTGTTCTCATCGCTTCGATATCATCCATTCCACTTCTCGATTGCTTTTATGATTTTAGAGCCAACATCAGTAAGAGTTTTTGCTTCCATTGCTGCATTTGTATTATCTAACTCAACGTGCATTTCTGCTTTAGGTTTAGCATAGACATAGCTTAGTAATTCCATCCAAATTCGTGCACGATCTTTGTCTTGCATATCACCATCTTTAACAAGCTTTAATAAGTGCGCAATTGGCTCAATGTTGTGCTCAGCAAGGAATTCATAAACACCTTTAGGTTTGGGTTTATTCTTTGATCCTTTTTTTCTCCCTGATCCAGGAGGTCTAGGCATTCCTTTTTCAAAAGCCATTATTTACTCACCGTGCTATTTTTTTCGCTAATTATTTCTATATCGTCCCACAAAACGCCATCTTCTCTCACTGCCCTTTTTCCTGTGAATTTTTGCCAGCGAGCAATGATTACGTCGATGTAGTGTGAAGAATATTCTGATATTCGAGCTTTCCTTCCTGTTTGCTCTGCAGCAATTAATGTAGATCCAGAGCCACCAAAGAAATCAATTACCACTCCCCCATCAGGGCATGAGTTTTTAATGGCACAAACAGGTAGTCTAATGGGCTTCATTGTTGGGTGAAGTTTATTTGGCTCCCGATCAACTTCCCAAACGCTATTTTGAAATTCACCCTTCTGCAGCTTGTGGTGAGTGCGATTGGATGACCACCCGAACAAGATGGGTTCATGGCGGTAATCATAATCAAGTCTTCCCATGGAAAACACAGGAGCGTTTTTAACCCATATTATCATGTGTCTACATATAAGGTTCGCATCTTGCATCATCATCATCATCATCAGTCCTAGTTCGCCACCTTGTGGACTACACACATAATAACTAGATTTATCAGCAAGAACGGCATCGTAGTTTTTAAACACCTTTAGTAGAATATCTTTCAATTCATCCACATTGACATCATCATTGTGAACTACAGAAGTTTTTCGTGTTTTTGATTGATTTGCTATTCCTTTACACTTTGCCTCGTATGAAACACCATAAGGTGGATCTGTGAAAATAAGGTCGGCTTTGTCTCCATTCATCAATCTCTCGATACTTGATAGGTCAGTGCTATCAGCACAAATAACTCTGTGATTTCCAAGAATAAACAAATCCCCAAGTTTCGCCTTTGTTGGCACATCCTCTGGAACTTCATCAGGATCACTTAGGCCTTCATTCTCTTCATTTAAATCTAGTTTAAAATCTTTAATACCAAGCATATTAATATCAAAGTCAGGTCCTAAGTCTGGTAGATGAGCATTGATATCACTCAAGTCTAAGTCAGCCCATAGTGCGACAGCATTATCGCTTGTTACAAAGGCATAAAATTGCTCGTCTGAATCAAAAGTTTGATAAACTACAGGAAACTCTTTTATGCCTGCTAGTATTGCAGCAAGTTTTCTTCCATGTCCTGCAGCTATGCAATTACGATCAGGATCATAGATTATCGGATGTCGTATGCCTTGATAAGCATAGATCTCGGCTAGTCTTTCAATCTGATCAGCACCATGTTTATTCGGATTCTTAGAATAGTCTTTAAGCTGTTTAGGATCTTTTAATACGTCATATTTACAATGAATCTTAATATTACTTGTCATACTTTTAAGCATAGAATTTATTTGAACATAGTATCTACATAATATATCGTGCTTATATGCATGGCACTGTAAGAATAAAAAAGCATAGAGGGTACATTTCAAACTATCAAATTCTTTTAGAGCCCGAGCTCAAGATGCGTCTCATGGAGCTTAAGACCTTCTACGACATTGATGTTCCTGAGCACATTAGAGAGTTGATTCGTAATTGGGTTAAAGAAGTAGAGAAGGAAATAAAATGAATGATGAGTATTGGACAAATGGTGAGAAAACTTTTCGTTTAAGGCCCGATAGTTCTAGTTGTTTTTATTTTAAAATAAAAGACAACGATATAACTCTTTGGATTAGTGGAATAACTCTTTATTGGCTTATTAATAATAATTTTAAAAGGATTTCAAAATGAAGGTTGGTTTTATTGCATCGGCATTTGATTTGTTACATCCTGGTCATTTGGCAATGCTAGAGGAGGCTCGGTCGCTTTGTGATAAGCTTGTTGTGGGTTTACACACAGATCCTACGATAGATAGGCCAGATACTAAGGAAAAGCCTGTCGAAACTACTTTTGAGCGTTTTTGTAGACTAAACGCTTGTAAGTATGTCGATGTGATAATCCCTTATGATACCGAAGAGGATCTGCTTAATTTATTATGTGTTCTGAGCCCTGATGTTCGTTTTCTAGGCAGTGATTATAATGGAAAGCCTTTTACTGGTGATAAGTTAAGCTTTATAGAGATAGTTTATATTTACAGAAATCACAAATTTAGTTCTAGCAATTTAAGAAAAAGATTAATAAAATAGTTATTCACATTTTCCTTCATGATAAGATGGGGCCCAGAGATAAAACTCCGGGCCTTGTTTTTTGAAGTGAGTATCTTTAAAGCGCTAAAAGACGGACGTGTTAGCTCTAGTTTAGAGCAATTTAATAACAAATCAAGAGTTGTGTTGAATAAAGCTTACGCTTTCCAGTATTTGGTCTAGGGTTTGGAGTTGAGTTAGTCTGAGGTTAAATATTACTTGTTCATCTCTGGAGTTGTCGCAGGTTATTTTTTTAAAAGCGCCACCAACAATTAAAGAATCATCAAATTGAGCTACTTTACAGAAGTTATCGATAGAGTTTTTCATTCTATTCATGGCATCTAGTTTTTTTAATTGGTTTTTCTTTCCAACGAGTCTTGCATGAAGAAATACAAAGGTACAGTCTAGTTCTACGGCATAGGGTAATTTTGTTGATTCTACGGCCTTTTTAATAGCTTCAAGGACTTTCCAGTTTTTTAGTCCCCACATTTGGCATTGCTTATCATAGATTCTAGATTCACTAGATTTGATTAGTCTTCCATTTACTGCAGCATACATTGAGTTACTTGATGGCCCTAGCGGAAAGCCTTTTATCATGTATTCGATAACTACCTCACTTATGCATATTATTGCATAATTATGCAGACCTATTGCATTAATATGCACTATAGATCTTGTTTACTCTATTCTCTTTGTTAGGCTTTTTATAACACTAACAAGGGGGTTTATTTTGAAGCATATAATTTTAATCATACCGTTTTTACTATCGCTTAGCTGTTATGCGGTTGAGCAATTACAGCCAAAGCCACAGCCATCACCAATTGTACAAACGCAGCCGAGCCAAGGACAACAACAAACTCCTGGTGGGGCACAGCAAACTGCTAAATTATTATTTAAGACAAAGTTTGGCCCTGGTGTGAGTCTTGGTCCAATTCGTGGTTTTAGTACTTTTGGGGCTTGGCAAGATTTAGTAGGAAAGGATCAAGCTACTGGATTTGAATTTCCAGCTAAAAACTTACAGGCTTATTTTACAGGGCTTCAATTTATTACATCGGATCCGGCTGATCCGACAACGATTAATAAAAATGTTTTCTCTGAAATTAAGTCAGTTCCAGGACCGAACGGATCTCCAGTAAATGCATTTATTTATAAATTATTAATTAGACCTTTAGGTTCTCCACCTCCAGGAAAGGGACCAGCACAGGTTGATTTCTTAATTGCTAGAAATTTTAAGTCAGGTGATTTAAAAACACTTTACATTAAATATTATTTTAAATTCCAAAAAAACTTAGCTGAGTCACTTCATCCGGAAATATCATCTGGAAACTGGAGAGCTTTATTTGAGTATAAGACCGGTGGATATCAAGGGATAAACGGTCAAGGAGACCACAGAATTCAGCTAACAGTTTTGAAAAACAAAGAGGGAAAAGTTTACTGGATGGCTAAGGCTGATAGTAATGCGAATGCTACTTTTCCAAATAAAGACTTTTGGATTTATAGAAACTTTGATGCCATTGTGCCAATAGACAAGTGGTTTAAAGTCGAGATCACTCTAGTCAGAGATGCTGTAAACGGAAAGTTTAAAGCTGATATCGATGGCAAGAATATCTTTGATATTAAAGCATCGACGATGGGAGAGTTTAATCTACCCCTAACGAGACTATTTGTAGCTAATTCTTATAGCGGTGGTGCGGTTCCAATTGAGAGCACAATTACAGATCTTGAGATATGGGATAAGAATCCATGGACACAACAGTAAGGTTAACTAAGCGTGAAATGGACGTTGTTCAATCTTTTGCTTTAGGGCTATCTCACGAGGAGGTGGCTTCTAAGCTTGGTATTTCTAAATCTGGACTTAGGTCGCATTTAGAGAATATTTATAGCAAACTAGGCGTAAGGAGAATTCACCAAGTGATTGTATGGTATTTTGACCAAATGATAAAACCATCTAGCACTTGTTTGGACAAGTAAAGGTATAGATTATTCTCTTATCTCTCTCTTCCCTGGAGATAAGATTATATTCTCCACCACATTTTTCATACATATCAGCAGAAGCATTATTGGCAATATCAGAGTCAGAGAGGATAGGTAGATATTCAAGCGTGTGTTTGTAACAAATCTTATCCTCTTTAGCACAAGAAATAGTCATAATACTAAGTAATATTAAATAATATTTCATACCTCACGTACTCCTTTTTCAGTTACTCTTATTTCAACTTTTCTACCAAAGACCTTATTTTTAATATAATCAGTTATAGTAAGACCCTTTGCTTCTGCCAGTTCTTTTAATAAAGCCTTTTCTCTTTCCGAGCATCTAACAACAATAAATGATTCTTTTTTACTCATAATTCACCTTCCATACTTTTAACAAGTTCATCTAGTTCTAGAGATAATTGCTCTCGTTTTAAAGAGAGCTTATTGCATACATTTAACAATTCAGGAAAATCACTAAATAGTTCATGCTCTGTTATTAAAGTTTCAATAGTCGTCTTAAGAAGGCTTATTCTTTCTTTAGTCGTTAAGATTTTAATTAGCTTCTCGTCGTAGGTCATAAACCGATCTCCTATCGTTTTAGAGCACGATTGCCCTATAATTAAAGTATATGTAAATATATACAAATTGTAAATACAATTATCTGTATTGTATCATTTTGGTACAAGTGGGGTCGACGAATTTAACGAAATTGACGAAAAAAAGGATATTTTACCAAAACCTCCAGATTTTTTAATTTTTCTGGAGGTATTTTTTTGGGAAAACATTAAAAATAATTAATTTAAACTTTTTTACATATCAAGGCCCACCGGTGGGTGGATTTAATAGAGATCAAAGTTAGTTTTAATTAATTAGCCTTCTAATACGGAGGGAGGAAGCTTTTAGAGGGAGTGAACCAATAGAGACGTTTACCTTTAGCAAAATACTAAAAGTAAACATCTCATCGAGTAAGCCTTACCAATACGTCGGTCGGTCGCTTCCTTCGGTCGTTTCCAGGACTTATTTTTAAGTTTCGTCCCTTTATGGTCCAAATAAATTATTGGCCTTCCACTAGGTCCTTAATCCCTCGGTTCCTAGTCGTGGGTTCCGGGATTCTATTATTACCGGTCTTAACTGGGTCCACGCCTTTTGAGCTCATCATTATTTCACGGTCCGCATAATTTATTCTGAGAAAAAAGACTTGATCTAGGTTGATCAACTTGATATTTTAAAAATGCTTATTTTTTTAAATATCAAGATTGTCGATCCACCGAGGTCGGCTTTCTTTTTTCTACCTACAAATATTAATTAAAATTATAAAAAAGTTAACGTCAATCTTTAAGCATACCCATTTTTTATAGGTTACTGACAAAAATCGACAAAAGTGTCAGTTAAAAGGTATTTACTTTTTGATATTCTTAATTTTATAAAGCCTAAACAATTTATACCAAACGAAAGGACTACGTTTATGTCAAAAGAATCTATTAAAACTGATCTCCATGCTGTTTTATACGATGCCAGCGGTCTTTCTGAGAAAATAGAAAAAGCCTTAATTGAAAGTGATGGAGAAATCACCACACACATCCAAGAGCTTTTAGACTTTAAAGAATATACAGCTTTAGACGTTAAGGCCTCTGTCGATGTCGTAGCCATGACAGTTGAGCGCCTTGATATGAATATCGACTATTATCAACAACAAATAGACACGATTAAAAAGCTGCAGGATAGCTTATTTAAAGCCAAAGAGAGTCTAATCAATAATATCGCAGACACCATGGATAGGCTCAATATGGACGATGTAGAGGGTTTATATCGAAAGTTAAAATTTAAGCAGAACCCACCAAAACTTGAGATATTAGATGAGCTATTAGTAAGCGATGAGTTTAAAGTCATGAAAATCACCGAGCACATTAAAAAAGACGAAATAAAAGACTTTCTTAAAAAAGGTGGGAAACTAGACTGGGCAAGGCTTACACAAGGGAAAAGATTAGACATTGGTATTTTAAAACCATCACTGAAAGAGAAAAATAATGAGTAAAGATTTAGCAATAGTAACAGAAGACAAAATTCAATTATTAAAAGATCAGATTTGTAGAGGAGCCACTGACTCTGAATTACAGCTTTTTATAGCTAATTGTAACAGAACAGGGCTGGATCCATTTTCTAAACAATGTTGGGCAGTAAAAAGATGGGATAAAGAATTAGGTCGTGAAGTAATGGCATTTCAAACTGGAGTTGATGGCTTTAGAGTGATCGCTAATAGATCTGAAAAATATCAAGGACAAATAGGCCCTTTCTGGTGTGGAGAGGATGGTAATTGGAAAGATGTTTGGCTTGGAAGTAATTTTCCAATTGCGGCGAAAGTTGCTGTTCTAAGATCGGATTTTAAAGAACCTCTATGGGCAGTTGCTAAATTTACAAGCTATGCAGCCAAAAAAAAAGATGGGTCGCTTACTCCATTTTGGTCTAAAATGCCAGACTTGATGCTGGCTAAAGTTGCCGAGTGTTTAGCTCTAAGAAAAGCATTTCCACAAGATTTAAGTGGAGTTTATTCACAAGAAGAGATGGAACAAGCTGAAAATAATATAAAAGAAATAAAAACTCCTGAGAGAGAAGTAAATAAAGATAATAAACAACAGGTTAAATCAATTGTAGAAAAGAACGACAATCCTCTCTCTCAGGAGCCTATTGTAAACCATGCACCAACAAATGAAACTTCAATAGAAAATTATAGAACTAGATTTTCTTTTGGGAGTTTTAAAGCAGGGCTATCTTTTGCTCAATTAGGAAAAAAAGACACCACTGAATTATTAAATGGGATTCAAAAATGGAAACTAGCTAAAGAATCAGTCGGTGAGAAAATTCCAACGATGTGTGAAGAATTTATCACACTAGCTAAAGAATATTTAAAGAGGCATGAATGATTAAAAAAGATAATGAATTTGGTAGATTTGTGACTTGTATAAAAGTAAAGGATTCTATTTTTGTAGATGGACCAGCAAAAATAAATTTACTTGAAACAAACTATGAAGGGCATAAGAATGTAATAAAAATTAGTATTAGTGCCCCTAAATCAACAAAGATTGTTAAGTCAAATGGCAACGAGACATCGGGTTTATAAATCTCCTAAAATACATTTTAAATATAACGATACATATACTCAGTGTGGGGTTTTATCTTCTAGATTTCCTGAAAGAGTAAACGATGATTTTAGTAAAACAACTTGTGGGACTTGTATTAGAAATAAAACTGTCCATAGACCAAATGACCATGAAAGAATGTTAAGACTACGCTTTAAAGAAAAAAGAAAGTTAGAAAATGATCTTAAATAAGATTTTAGATAAACAAAAACAATACTTTCATGCAATTTTATCTTGTGAGCATTGCCAATCAACCCAAACCATCACCTATGCCCATGATGATTATCATTTCTATAATAACGAACTACCCTATATTCTATGCTTTTATTGCAGAAAAAGAAGTAAAGAATTACCATTCGGATTAAAAGATCCATTATTTCACGGTGGCAACTTATATAGCATAGGAAGGTTAGATGAATAAACTAATTACATCACTAATAACAAACATAATTCTAGTAATGGTACTTTCAGTTTTAATAACTATTGGTGCTTACTTAACAAAGAAGGAGAAATAGAAAATGCAAACAATTACTGTAAACGGTAAAACATACTTTAGTGAACAAAAAGCAGAATTTAACGGAGAATATAAAATTGTCATTCTGCAACGTGGATGGGTTATGATTGGAAAATTTGAAAGAAATGGATCTGACTGTAAAATACACAATGCTTATGTGATTAGAAATTGGGGTACAACTAAAGGACTTGGAGAACTTGCAATTGAAGGTAAAAAATCTAATACAAAACTTGATAAATGTGGTGGTGTAGTTGAATTTGATTATTTAACAGTTGTAGCAACAATTTCAGTGGATGAATCAAAATGGAAAAACGAACTACTATAAATTTTGAAAATAACTTAAGTTCATACGGCGACGGCAACGGCGACGGCTACGGCAACGGCAACGGCTACGGCAACGGCGACGGCTACGGCTACGGCTACGGCGACGGCGACGGCAACGGCAACGGCAACGGCAACGGCTACGGCTACGGCTACGGCTACGGCGACGGCAACGGCTAATAACAAAGAAGGAGAAATAAAATGACAATCAATAAAATAGCAAAAGAGATTGCAAAACGTGAAGGAAAGAAATCCCAAGCAAGATATGGCGATATCAGAGAAATACTTGGGATATTATCTGACATTATTGCAGAGAATAAAACAACTACTGGTGGATTTAATTCAGTAGTATTTAGTATTGCACTACTTGGAGCAAAAAGAAGTAAGAAAAATAAAAAGAATAGTAAATAAAACAATCGGGCTTGCGTCGTGGAATAGCTGTGGAAAAGTGAATAAAAAGAGTCCGACTTCGGAGAGCTAATTGTCACGTGGTTAGCTTCGCTCTTAATCCACTGGAGACACGAATATAACTCTAGACTATGAAACGTGATAGTCAATTTCTCTGGGGAAAGAGAAGAGTTGTCGGCAATAAAAAACCGAATCCCTAGTGGTAGTCGCGCACCACCAAGCCCACTTTTTATAGGAGAATTATGAAATACAGAAAGAAGCCTTTAGTTATTGAAGCCATTCAGTTTACAGGATTATCCAGTATCAATAGAATGTGCAATACATGGGAAAAGCCATTCTTAGACGTGGCTGATTTTGATGAGGATGACGAAAAAGAAAATTTCTTTATCGAAACTTTAGAAGGTAATCATTGTGTAAATAAAGATGATTTTGTTATTAGGGGTATCAATGGTGAATTTTATGCATGTAAACCAGATATATTTGATAAATCTTACGATAAGGTAGAATCATGAAAACAATAACAATGGACTGGGATACATATCAAAAAGAAATTGGTGAAGGAAAAGAGAATTATGAAAAAGGTTTTGATGATGGCGCCAAGGCTAATAAAAAAAGATTGCAGCCGTTGATTAATTTTTTAGTGAATGCTGTGAATGGAGCAGAGCCCGGAGATCCGATTAAATTAATACACTTACTTGAGGAAGCTGGAGAGTTATGAATAATATTAATTTAGAAAATACAGCATCAATTAAGCTTGATCCTATTAGCTATATTGCAATATCAAACGCATTTCAATGTCTCTGTGCTCTTGTCAAAATGCAGTTTGAGTATGCGAAATTAGAGAATACTTATAAGATTGAAATAGATGAACAGAAAGAAATTATATGGATAAAGAAAAAATGAATCATTGGTTTGTATCTTATTTTTATGCACGCGACGTAATAGAAGGAGTGTTTGGCTTTGGAAGTTGTAAGATCAACATAGATAACGACCACTTCCCTATTCTTTGGGCTTCAAGTTATATATCTAAAGAATTTTGTAATAATGGTAATGTAGTAATAATTAATTTTATTAAAATCACAGAAGAACAATGGTTAGAAGGAGATAAAAATGAAAACAAACCCGTATGATGCAGCTTTCATAAGAACTACCGGATCTATAGCAACACCAACGGACGGCCTCACGAAGCTCGAATATTTTGCTGGTTTAGCGATGCAAGGTATTCTTGCAAACTCTAAATATTATGAAGAGAACACAAATAGTGAGTTGGTTAAGTGCGCAGTTAACATAGCAAAAGCACTAATCGATGAGTTGAATAAAGAAGAGAGCGAAGATGAAACCAATCAGAATAATAGTTAATTGGGGAATATTGATTCTGTCTCCGTTGTGGTTACTGCCTTTTCTTATTTATATGTTTTTATTTGAGGAGATTAAAGTTAAAAGAGAATATTGGATTGATGGAGAAAAATGGCTATGGGAATAAAGCCGCCAGAAATAAAATGGATAAAATTCGACGAGAATAAACATAAATATTTTCAGGATGGAGATAGATACTTACTTGCGTTTTTTATTACAAATAATGATTCAGGTCGTGAACATTGGGAGTTTGAATCTGTTAGAATAAAAACTTATGACGAAGAAGGAATTAGTCTTGTGTATGATTCTACTGGTGATTTTTATTCAGCATTTAATTTTAATGATTGCGAATATTTCCACATAATAGAAGGCTTAGAGCCAACGGAGACTTTATAATGAACCGAGAATACGCATTTTATTGCCCTGAGCTTGATTGCATCGTGATTCAAGTAATAATGGAACGTTGTCGTGTTGCATTTGAATTTGATTGGAAGGATTTGGCAGAGTTTCAAATGGCTATGAGAAGACAGGGCATAATAACAGATGATCCACTAGATGTTTTATTTTTAATGCCATTAGGAGAGGTTTGAAATGAATGCTAGACCTCCTACAAAAGAAGAACAAGAAGAATTAAAGAAATACATAGATAATTTTTTAGAAGCTTATACAAAGGAAAATGAATTACTACTTCCACTAGAACAAGCGGTAATGAAGTCAATACTTTTTGGAACGTCTAAAGTTAAAATAAAAGATGACGGCGATAATGTAAGAATTGAGGTTATAAATGAGTGAAGAAAATAAAACTGTGTTCGAGGTGGGTGATATTGTCGAATGGTGTGGAATTAAAGGTAAAATAGTTTTTATCTATAGTGAATCTACTCGTTACCCAATACTTGTAAGATTTGATAATAATGAAGAAAAACCCTTTACTAAAGATGGAAAATACTACGATTGGCACCTTGAACCAAGCCTCAAGCTAATCGAAAAAGCTAAGAGGAAAGTGAAGAAGAAGTTTTGGATTATAGTAGGCAAAAAAGATATAGAGGAAATGTGTATAAGAGGATCATATCTTTTAAAAAAAGAGGAAACGATTGAAAAACATGAACTACCGGATGAGTTTCAAATAGTAGAAATAGAACTCGAAGTTGAGGAGTAAATTGAAAGATAGAGAACGCGATGATGATTATAAATTCGCTTTTGTAATGGTAATTCTAATTATTACTTATTTCTTTTTGTATGGGTATTTTCTAAACTCTATCTTTGGAAGTTCTAAATCCTAATAGGTCTTTTTTAGGATAGTATGAAATTTTAACTGTATTGTGCTGATTACCACCTAAAACCCTTATGTAATCCTCATCCATAGATAAGTAAAACGCAACGTGACCTTGCCAAGAACTATTTCCTCTTTTAAAAATTACAATATCACCAACTTTAGGCTCTTTTACTTCTTGGCCCCAACGTAACCAGGATCTTGCAGCAGATGATCTTGTTCCTTTTCCTCCAGCGTCCTGGATTTTTTTATTCATCCATGCCGAACACCAAGCTGTTTTTGAATCATCAAGCATTTCTGGATTATCAAGTCCATCTACAGCTTTATAGCATTCCGTGATAAGTGGGTTACTTTCAGTACCCTCTTTTTCAGACCAATCAAGTTTTAAATCTTCTAAAGCTAATTGATAGGCACTTTCGATTAATTTCATAAAAATCCTGGCAATGTCATTGTTTCTAAATCAGTAAAAGTCCAACTCATTTTTCCACCTGTTTTATAATATAAACTCCCTCCTGATTTATTACCTGGTGGATCAAGTGGAATTCCTAAATGAATCCTCTCAGTTTTTTTAACTAAAGAAAATCTAGAGCCTACGACATTGGGAACAAATCCCATTGGAGAAAAGTCTGAAATTCCAATTAAAGTAGAAGGGTAATAATCTATCCCTGCGCTTAATAATATTTCTGCTTTATCACGATCATCAGGTTTTAAAGGATCATCAATTACAAGCTTTGTTTTAATTCTTATAAACACATTTTTTAAATCACTTCCTTTTATCTCAAACTTACCCACGCCGCCATGTAATGCGTATTTTTCTTCCTTTAATTTATATGATATATTACTGTCGGGCTCTATTCTATATGGAGCTGTTCCTAGTTTTCTAGTTGCTGTTCTAAAGTCATAATCTTGAGCCCAAGAAGGGATAGTGCTAGGATTTACTCGTATCCATTTCCCAGTTGATTTGTATTGAACCCAACATTGAACACCATATATTTTAATGCGGGTATTTGTTGCTTTGTGATTTACTCCAGGGAAAACAACAAACCATGGAGAAATTGCATTCCAATAATTTGAAGTTTTAAAACTTGTATTTGAAGGAAGCCACCAACTAGGACTAGCGTCACCACGAGGAGCAAGCCCCATTGCTGTCACAGCTCCCTTTGTCCATGATGGCCCAGTAGGAGCATTTAATAATATAGTTTCATTTAAACCCATTTCAGATTTAATAAAATCAATATTTTCTTTGGTCAAAGAATTAGCTTTTATAAAAGTAAATATAATATAAATTAATAAAATGTATTTCATTTACATTTTTCCTTAGCAAGTTGTTGTGCTTTTCTTATCCAGTTCATTACTGGACCAACATCAGAATCTTTAAAACCAAATACATGAGGACAATCGCTCCAAGGAACGTCAACTCCATCATCAACGGTGATTGGATCTTTTTTGATAATCTTATGTTTGCTGCAAGTATGAGTATCAGGGTTGACCACAAAGATATGATCAGGAGGAAAAGGATCAAGACCCGAGCATCCGACAAGGCTACTCACCATTAAGCATAGAGCGCTCTTTTTTAAGAATCTCATCACGATCACCTTTCTTAACAGCATCTTGATATTCTTTTAAATTCTCTTTTTCTTTTTGTACTTGCTTTTGCTTTTCAACAAAAGCAGTAACGGCTTCATACAAAGCCTTACCGCCTAGTTTTAAAATCCACTGTAGCATTAAAGCTGCAAGTTGGGCTAAGAAAGCCATACTATACTTTCTTTTCCAAGAATTCTTTTAAAGCAACAATTAGCATATCATCATACTTATTTGAAGTATCAGCCACAAACTTTTCTAATAGTGGTAAAAACAATTCAAATGCCAAGTCTTTTGCAAGACCTTGTTGATCAATATTTTTGTCTAAAATTTCTAATAGTTTTTTTGTATCCATTCTTATCTCCTATTAAGGGTTAAAATTTGATCCATCGTAAGAAAATCCAATATCTACATAAGCTCCATCGGATAGTTCTATAAGCTGTGTCCCTTCTGGTGGTTCGTAGACAGAAGCTCCATCCCAAACGATTATATTCACAACCTTATTTTCTGAATTAACTAAAGCATATTTTTTCATAAATACTCCTTAAGCATAACTAATGACAACCATGTATCCGTTAGCACCATTGCCTCCAGCTCCAGAGTTACCAACTGAGTTTGTCGCAGCTCCACCGCCTCCGCCACCTGCGCCATAATTTCCACCAGTGCCACCAGACCCAGCGTTACCAGAAGTAGAGCTTCCTCCGCCGCCTCCACCGCCACCAAAAATATTTTCTCCTATAATTGTCCCTGTGTTTGATCCTGCTGTTCCTGAAACAGTTGCAGCGCCACCAGCTCCACCGGCAGCCGATAAAGATGAGCCACCACCACCGCCAGAACCATTAGTGTCAGCCGTTGAAATACCTCCACCAGTCCCACCAGGCTGACTAAAAGCACCTGATAGTGTTCCCATTGATGCGCCAGCTGCATTTGTATGCGAAGCGGTTGAACCAGTGGCATTATTTTGAGTAAGTGAACCAGTACTACCTCCCAATCCACCAGGACCACCTCTAAAAGTTAGATAAGATCCGAAAGATGAATCTCCACCTGTGGTTCCAGTTTGACCGTTAGTTGAATCTGCTGTTCTTGCAGCGCCTCCGGCTCCACCAGCTCCAATAGTAACTGTTACTGTAGATGATAATTGAGAAGCTAATAAAACAGGTGAACCAGAACCACCTCCAGAGCCTCCGCCGCCTCCCATTCTTATAGAGGCAGCAGCACCTCTTCTCCCAGAACCGCCACCGCCACCGCCACCAACAGCAATTACTTGAACTGTTCTTGCCCAATCAGGCTTAGTCCAAGTTCCAGATCCAGAAAATGTATCCATTTGTGATCTATTATTAGGAAGTTCTATAATAGTTGCCATCTAAAACCTCTTATCTTTGAAATGCTACGTTGCAAACAGTAATTGTACCTGTGCTACTAGAAGCAGTGTATTTTAATCTAAACCATCTTGCATAGTATGGTAGATTAAATGTCCATGTCTGTTGTCCTGCTGCTGTTACTGATAATGAGCTTCCAGGAATATCATCAAAACCCGCATCAGAAACAGCAGTTGTTCCAACCTGAATTTCGTTTGATAATTGCAAAACAAAAGTTCCAGTTGGGGTTCCTGTCCAAGTTACTGATATACTACCTAGTCTATACAAATTCAAATCCACAATGGGACCTAAAATATTAGATGCCATGCTTACGGAACTAAACTGTGATAGAATGCTTTGATTACTTATAAGCATGTATTCCCCCTTGATATTATTTTAATAATTCCGCGAAACCAACTTCTGTCGCAGTTTCCGCAACTTGTAACTCATTATATTTTGCAAGTAGTTCTGCTTTAAAAGCAGCAACACCTTCGGCAACTTTTTGAGGAACCAGAGCAACTTCGGCCTCAAGTGCTGCGACTTTTTCGTTAACTGGAAAAAGAGCCTCCTGAATTTTAGCATCTAACTCTTCTTGAGTGTAAATCTTTTCACTTACCGGAGTTGGAACACTAGCTACTCCATCTGCAAAACCTTTTTGGTAAGCTTGGTCAACTAAGGCTTGAGCATCGACCACTTGTTGTTGCATTGCTGCTAAAGCTGCTAATAAATTTTGTAACGCTGTTAAATCCATGAATCACCCCTTTTTTCTTATAAAATTTAGTTCTTGTTTAATGTCCTCAATGCTTTTCTCATGATAAGTTATTCTTGTAATAATGGTAGCCATTTTTATATTTAATTCGTCTATGCTAACCTTAAGTGATCCCAAAACACGAACCGCGTTAACAAAACAAAATCCGACTACCCCAAAAAATATCCAATTAACTAATTGGTTATAATCTACCATTTACTCCTCCTGAGCTTTTTTAATTAATCCTTTAATTGCTGGTTCTACCATAGGACTTTTCAGTGCCCCACTTACTGGGCCTAAAGCACCTCTCCTTTTCAATAATATTCCCTTTGCTATATCGGATAGATATCCGCTACTACTTAAAAGATTTTGATAATCTAATCCTTGAGGTGTTCCCGATGGGCCTACCATAGCAGGGGTTTCTTTGTGAATTGTTCTAAGATCATTTATAAGCTGTAATTGATTTTCGTCAAATAATGCCTTTTGTACTTCTGGCTCTAGTTTATCAAAGTTTTTTACAAAGCGTGTTGTGTTTAATCCTGTTTTATCCATGGATTTAGAAATAAGATCGTTAACTTTAGCAACTCTGGCATTTTCAAATAATTGTGGATGCTTTGTTTTTACTTCATTAAGCGTTCTTATATTCGTATTTGCAGCCCTTTGAATTAGCTGTTCTTCTGGTATATTTTCAATGTTTCTTATAAACTCAGATTGAGATCTAACTGGGCCCTTAGTTCCAGCAATATCCTTTATCTTTTGTAAAGAAGATATATTTTCTGCGTGAGCAGCATCAGCTAACGCTAATTTATTATGAAGTTCATCAATTACCTGTGAGCCTGACTTCCCACTAGCTTTAACAAATGGATCCGTTTCTTTTAAAGCTTGAATAGAAGCATCTCTTAAATTTGTGATTTGATTGTAAACCTTGTCTACTCTCATTCGATCTAAATCACTAGCATTTTGAGATAAGCTTCTTCTTAAATTAGTTCTATACTCTTTTAGATCAGCTACATTATCTAGACTTTTTAAATCATCAATAACACCATTAAGAAATTGCTGACCGTCTTTTGTTTTAAATAGTGGATCTTTTTTTAAAATACCAACGTTTTGATTTGTAATTTTTGGCTGTAATTTAATCTGCATTAAATCTTTATTAATATCTTTATATATCCCTGCAACTGGCTCTCTTTGAGCTTGTATCTCTGATTTCAATCCTTTTTGTAATCTAGATCCTAACTCAAAATCACTTTCACCAGTTTTAAATCCTTCTATTTTTTCAGACGCAGACTTAATGCCCTTTTGTACATTTTCGTAGGCTTGTCGTTCTGGTGTTGCCGTCATTCTTGGACTTTGTGACAATGAGCTTTCAAGTTTTTGAACTGTTGGATTTTCACTTAAGAAACCTAATGGAGCTTCAAATCCCAATCTTTTTGCAGCCGCCTTAATTTCAGGAGCATTTTGTTTAATTTTTTCTGCCAAAGCATCTTGATATTCGCTTAGTTTTCCACCTAATTTTTGTAAAGGTTTAGCTATAGTTTGACCAAGCATTTCGCCAAACATTCCTTCTTTTGCAGCCTCTCCAAGTTTTCCATATAGCTCTTCTGTTGTTTTTGGCCCCTCATCACCCAATAGATACTTTAGACCTGTTTGTTTTAAAGACTCTCCAGCAGCAGAACCTAATCCAGCTCCACCAACTGACCCAATGGCCGACCCACCAGGAATAGGAGCTAAAAAACCAGCCCCTCCACCTAAAGCTCCACCTATTAACATTCCAGCAGTAGGAAGACTTTCAAGAGACCCTCGAGCTAAATCTTTTCCACTGATATCTCCCTTAGATTTCATTTCTGCTAAAAGACCAGAAATTGCTGCATTAGTTTTAGGATCAAAAACACCTTCATCTTCAACTGGCTTAACACTAAATTTAGACCAAGGTCCTGATGAGGGTGTTGATTCTGTTTTTTGAAATTTTTCCCATGGTCCCGACATATTATTGTTTCTCCCAATTTTCTTTCAAAGATGGATCTCCACCCTTAAATTTGAACCCATCAACTATTTCTCCTATTTTAGGACCTGTTAGTTGTGATGGCTTTATTGGACTTTTTGTTTTTAATAAACCAGAAGCAGTAGGTTGTTTTCCAAAAATAAGATTCTTATCGATTTTATATATGTCCGCGATATCCGAATATTCACCCTTTGCTTTTTCAAAAGCAGTTTGATGACTTAAAAATAAATTATTAGCTTGGTTTATAAAATCTGCTCTTTGTTTATCGTTTAACCTTTCACCGGACCTTGCCTTATTGTACATATTTCTTAACTGATCATCTACTCCACCGGCGTTTTGAGCGTTTGCAAACTCACCTTCACGAACTGTTGATCCTGGATCCAGCATTTTCATATAACCAAAAATAAGACTAAGGTCTCCAGCAGCACTAGGAACTTCAGCAGCCTTTTTAATTTTTTCATATTGTGTAGATACATCTCTAAAGGTTTTAACTTCTGGTCTATTATTAAATTCTTTTCTAATCTCCGTTACATTTGAAAACTTTTGACCAGGAGCTTCGATTGGTTTTGGAGTAAGTAAGCTTGTTATTTTAGCCTGCTTATAAGCCTTATCTAAATCACTCTCATCTCTTTGCTTCATCTTAGTTGTGTAAAATGGAGCTAGTTCTTTAGCCTCTCTTAAACTCATGGTTTCAGGAACAGCACCCTCTCCAAGTAATCCAGTCAGTGCTTTTGATGCACTTCCTGGTTCATATTCAGCAAGTTGTTGTTTTTTTAACAATCCTTCAACTCTTTTTTGTTCTTTCATCTCTGGAGTGTATTCAAGCTCTCCTGTTTCAGGATTTTCTTGTACGCCCTTCATGAGATTTTCCATTTTGTTTTGACGCTTAATTTGTCTAGCTGTTTGAAAAGCCAGCATTCCTTCTCTTATACCATTAACCATTTCATTCATTAATCCATAATTAGGCATACATTCCCCCCTCTAATTAAGAAAGCATTCCAGATCTTGCATCATAATACGCCGCCTGTTGCGTTCCTCTTGAAGACCAATCAGGTGAAGTATTTCCAGTTCCTACGCCTTTGCTTTGAGATCCTGCATAAGTACCAATAGCCTGAGCTCCAAGGCCTGAAATATTAGCCACTAAAGCTGCTCTTTGTGCTTCCATTTGATTGTAGGCATCAGTCAATGATTGATAATAATTAGTTTGCATATTGGCCTGGTGTAATGAAAATTTAGATGCCATTTGAAGGGCATTAGCTTTTCTTTGCTCAGCAACAAGCTGATTATTAAGTTTTATTCTATCTAAAGCATCTCCTGTTTGTGCTGAATAAGCACTTCTTAAAGCATCTCTAAATCCAGGTGTAACTCCTGTTTTTCCGATATCAGACAAATCTGCACCCTTTAGTCTAGAGACAGATTGCTCTAATCCTTGAGTTAGCTCTTTGGCAAACTCTTCCGGTGATCTTTTAGCCTGAGTTAATTGATCTGCAATCATTTGTTTTGCAACAGGATCTAGCTCTGATTTTCCTGGTTCTGGTGGACTATCGCCTATTCCAAATAAACTCATTTTTCATTCTCCTTATTATGAACCCGCCATCATGCCAAGAGATGCAAGAAGTCCCATAAATGAACCAGCCTCTTGAGTGTTAGCATTATATTCAGCCATTCTTCTTTGATATAATTGATTAAGTCTGTTTTGAACATCGCCTTGCATTCCAACTCCTGTTTGAATTGCTCCAGTTCGCATTTGTTCACCCAGGTCTAGAAGACCTCTGTTCAAATTAGTAATTTGGTTTGCAAGCTCTTGCTGAGATTGTCCACGTTGTTCTTCTTTCATCGACTCATTTAGAGCACCATAACCAAGACCACGACTTACGTTTCTTTGCTCTACTCCACGCATTTTTTGATACATAGACTTGTTTGCTTCTTTACTGATGCCCTCTTCTAGTTTTCTGCGATATCCAGGTACATTTTTTAAATAGGTTTCATAAGCCTTTTTTTGCTCGTCTAATATTCCCTTTGCTTCATCGCTTTGTTTTATAGGCTGCAATGTTTCTTTATGTTCTCCGCCTTTATAGCCAAGTCTACCTGCTGCATCATAGAGATTTTCCCCAAGTCTATCTATCTCCTGTTGAAGTGACTCTCCAGGGTTCTGAATTGCCTTTTGCGTATCTCCAATTATATCTGGCCCTTTAACTGTTGATTTTCCTGAGTCATTAATGCTTATTGGATTAAGTGGATTAGTTAAATTTACATTAAAGCCTATTCCTTTAGTTTGTACTCCCTTTGGAACCCTAGCACTCATACCCATTTTTCCACCACCAGTGGGCGCAAACCTTTGATTAGCTTTTTGACTTGCCATATCTTGAACCATTGAAATCATAATAACTCCTCAAAGCAGTATTATAGTTAATGTTGTCGCCACTGTACACGCCAAACAGATTTGATTTACTGAATCACGGCTAGAGTTGTGATAAACATCACAAGCCACAGACTTATCCACAACAAAATATCTTAAGCCTTTTCTTTTCATGTCGTGATAAAATAGTTTTTCTACGTTAGCCGAATCAAATTTAATACTTAATGTTTGTGAAAGAATGTTTGAATCAAACTCTACAGAACCGCCCAAAATATCATGAATCTGATTAATTGCCTGACTTGTGTACTTAACTAGACTTTCTAGATCTTTAATATTACTTAAGTCTGGATGATATTTAATTACTCCCATACTAGACCTTTCTTTGCATTCTAGACTCAATTGTAAACCCATTAATTTTAAGTGGAGAGCTAGTAGTGTTTACAGAAATAAGTTCGTAAGCAAGAGACTTTGCACTAATGCCGTAATCAATTCTTTCCTGAAATGCCCCCAAGTTTAAAGTAGTAGCCAGAACAATGCTAGTACCATAGTCCTGATAGAAGTTAATTTTATTAGAAAGTGTTGCAGATAATTGGTCAGCGTTTACATATAGTCTTCTAAATTGCTTTTGAACTGAATCACCTAAATCGTGTAAGTATCTTGTTTTGTAGCTTAATGTGATGGCCGATCCATTATCAGATAAAAATGAAGCGCTAAACCAATTTACTCTGCCATTGTAATCTCCGTTAAATAATCTTTTTATAGTATTTCTACCCTGAATCTCTGCAAAAATAGACGCATTGTATCCCTGGTGATATGTCCAAGCGTTAGCAACATAATCATAAACAACAGTTATGTTGTTAGTAGTAGATTCATCAATTGGTATTGCAAAAAGAACCTGGTTTCTTAACTTATCATGAGCAGCGCAAGCCTCTGTTAGAGCAGAGCTATAATTCATTCTATCAAATATTGGCTGAATCTTAGTACTTACAAAAGATATGTTTGACCCTGTATATTCAATCACACCTTTTCTATCTAGAAAAAACATTACGTTTTCAAATATAACAACACATCTATTATTTAGGCATCCATAAATGTTTGATATTTCCTGCACAAAGAAGTTTGCAGGGCTATCACCTGACAGGACATGAAAACTGTTCTTTTTAAAGATATAGAGCCTTGTTTGATAGGCCTTCATTGCAGTAATATAATCTGAGTCATTGGTTCTTACCTCAAAACTATTTTCTGGCAAGTAACCTTCTGGTTCTTTTACATCGCTAAAAACGACTGTCGATGGTGCCGAGCTAAATCCAGCACAAAATAACCTATTATCAAATACAGATAGAAATTGAGGATAGAAGTTTGAAATATAAGGATTGTATCCATTTTTAAAAGTCCAAGACTGGAAATTAGACAGATCGGACAAAAGCGTTGTTCCCATGTAATAAATACTCATGGAAGAACCAGTTGTTAATCCTATCGGATCATAAGCATTGGCACTAGAATTAGCTAGCTCACCTAGGTTTTGAACAAACCGTAACATTGAACCTATAGCCACGCCTAATGCAACCGCCGTGATTGTACTACCACTTACTGCTATAGTTTCTCTTTTTACAAAAGGATAACTCCATTCCTCTGTCTCCGGAAAATATTGAGGAAAATTTAATTTATCCTGTGTAACATAAGAATAAACATTAATAGCACTTATTCCATAAGTAAGCGGTGTATTAACAATCAAAGTAGCAGAAACTAGACCAGTGCCATACCCTGCACCTAAGCCAACAGGCGTTCCTTTAGACATTAATGTAGCATTTCCCGAACCAACAATTGCAGCAAGTGGCACAATTGGACTTTCAAAACCTCGATTGTTAATGTAGCTAATGTAAAAAACAGCAATACCGGTTCCACCAAATCCTCGCAGAGATACGCCTGGGTTTGATGTATAACCAGCACTTAATGATGCTGCTGTGGGTATTGGAAGACCAACTGGAGTGCAGGTAGTTCCATCAAATTTCATAAAATAAGATCCATTAGCTATAAACATTTGATCCACTAAATAAGCTATACTTGCATAGCCGGACGATATTACCTGTGGCAAAATATTAAACCCCCAACTCAGCGTTGGTGATATAGTTGTGGCCCCAATAGAATATTGACCCGAGTTTCCCTTGTAAAACATACCTTGAGGAGTGGACATATAGATGTATGGAACAGACGCTCCCTGATAAAGAAAATTAAAAGAATGTACTGGACCATAGGCTAAAGTCGCTCCCGCCGAAGTCATTGAGTTTGTAACTCCCAAAACAGTCAAGCTCATTCCCTGATGGTTCCCTGTAGTAGCCCCATGCCAAAGTCCACCACTAGAGCCAAAAATAATCATGCTAGTTCCATCAAGCTTTTGATATTCACTTAATGCAGTAATTTTCCCAGCAAGTGTTTGACCTATGTACTGAGTAGAGCCCCAACGCTGAGTTAAAGATCCAGGTGTTTGAAAATCAAAATTTTTAATATCCAAGAACTCTAGTGGGCTCGTTAAGTGAGGGGAAAACTTCGAGTTTATACCACCTAAGTTTGAATAATTCTCTACCTTAAACTTAGGATTACTCATTATTACCTCTTAGTAAAAATTGTAATTATCAAAATCCATAACATTCACAACTTGTCTTGGAATATCATTAATTCGATCTACAGCCATTTTCTTAATCATCTCTTCATATCTGTTCTTTTTAAGAACCAAATTATCAGGAACTCGATCATCTTTAATAAACCCATCAAATGTGGCTGTTAAGCAAACATACTCTGCAAACTGCTCAGGAACATCTAAACTATCGCTAGTTAATGTGACATCTGTAACTCTAGGGCTGTAGTATAATCTCATTACATTAGCTGTTTGTGGAGTTGGAGATATTGTCATCCTATCCTTTTTAAAATAATAATTTGTCGGGTTTCCAAGTCTCCTTGAAACCATATCTTGTTGATTGATAGTAATCGGTGTAATTGCCTGACAATTTTCATTAGGAGTACCATAATCGTTGAGAACTATTTCTATTCTATGCTCTTGTATAAAATCCAATGGCAATAAGTAGTCAGACTGACCAACGACTAATGTTGTTTCAACTGGTTTCACATACCAGTTGTTTCCAGCCTGTAATAACTCATTTTGAACATGTCTTTGAGCTAGGTTTAGCCAAGTAATACAGTTTGCTTGAGTAAAATAACCATTATTTGGATCATCTAGCCAACTAGACATTAATGTAATTGCTGTTGATACTAACATTTAATCACCTCATGGATCATAAGGACCCCACATTCCAAATTGAACTGATGACCAGGTTGTCGAAATGGAAGATCCAGCAGCATCAACCCATGTCGACGATAGATTACTATAATAATCCATATCCATCCAAAGATCAAAATACTGCCAGACTAAACCACGAGTAACTAAGCCTACTCCGTTTACAACACCATGGTTCTCAAAACCAAAAGTCTCTAACGGCTCTCCATAAACAAAAAATGGATTTGGATATAGGTAACTATAAATGGGAGGTGTTACTAATCCACTAATCAAAGCTGCATCTCCTTAGTCCATTCTTCTGCCACAGATTTCCAGGAGTATTTAGAATCATCTAAATAAATATTACTCCATAAGTTATTATTCATTACTTTCTTAAATGCATCAACATACTCTTTTTTCTGTTCATCGGTTTCGCCATTATGATCAAGCAAAATAGCATGTCCTAGCTTCTCAGCATCAGAAAGCGTATTAGCAAGTGCGCCAAGTCTTCTCGTTATTGGAAAAACACTAAGCTTAAGCATCTCAAGTGCTGTTATGCAGAAGGTTTCTATAAAATTACATGGGTGAAGCCAAATTACAGCGTCGCTTACGTCTTGATACATTTTGGATTGCTCAGTAAAGCCATGATATTTAACCCACGGACGCTCTGACATCATTGCCTTTAATTTTTCTGCAAGATTGCCTAATCCATATTTATAAAGATTTTCTAGCCCATAATAAACATGGAGCTCTAAATGCTGATTTTCTTTTATCAATAAATCCATTATTTCCATGCATCTATCTAGACCTCTGTCTGGGCTAGACATCCATACTACTTTATTGGGATTTTTTGGCTGCAACTGAAACTTAAGCTTTTCTACTGGTATTCCATTCCTAGAAACCCATATTTTTTCAATTGGGACATTTTGTTTAGCCATTACATAGTTTTTGTGGAACTCACTTAGACAAATTATTTTATCAAAATTTTGAATCGATTCAACAGTTGGTGTCGTTAGATCATGGCACCATAAGTAAGTTTTTGCACGAGTAAGCCTTACGTTGTGTCTCCAAGCGATATGAACATAGGGTAGGTTTTTACTCATATATTCATTAACTTTTCTGTTTGATATATACTCAACCCCAGACTCGGAGAGATAGTCATTTTCTCTCATGTTAAAAACTTTTACTGGTCTTCCAGTTATTTCTTTTAAGTATTTGGCCATTTGAACCAGGGCTGTCTCGCTACCACCTAAACCTTTAGTTTTATAAATTTCCTCATCAAAAGGATAAGCTGTTTGTGGTGGTGTTGTAATTACAATATCCTGCGTTTGCTCTTGATTGTTATCTAACCTTGTGAGTTCTTCAATTCGCTTGATTTCTGTAAGTATTTCCTCAGCCTCTTTATTACTATACTTATCGATGGCATATTGAGCTTCCTTTTTAGCATCTTCTAACCGACCCATTTGAAAAAAACATTTTGCTAGCTGTAGTGTTGGAATAGGTCCATAGGTATCAATAAATGAATAAACAGCGCCCTCATAAGCGCCCATCATTTCTTTTGGATTCACACACTTTTGAGCTGCTCCATAAAAGCTAATTGCTTTGTGAAACTCTCCTTTATAAACATGAACATCACCAGCAGTGCAATAATACTCAGCTCTAGAAGGATCTAGTTTTATTCCATTAATAGCAAAACCAAGTGCCTGATCTAATAGTTTTAGTTTTTCCTCTCTATACTCATCTTTTAATTGCTGTGCTGATTGAAATGCAGAGTATGCAGCATATTGATAAGACAAGAGCTTGTCGTGATGTTCTAGATCACTACATTTTAATGCTTCTTCAAATGCACCAATAGCTTTGGATGGACTTTGGTTTTCATATAGCTCTTTTCCATAATAAAACTTAAGTCTTGTTGGTAGCTCACCCTTTTCTTTTAATTCTTCCAGTATTTTAATATTTCGAGACTTATCTGCAATAATATCTGTCTCGTCTCTCATGTGAAGAACGGCCCAAGGAATAGCGTAATCACCTCTCCATTCTGGCTTAATGACTATTCCTTCATGTAAATCAAATTGCCATGTTGGATTCAATGATCTTTTAAACACTCTCTCTCTTACAAAAGAAACGATTGGTTTTTTATCTTTGTCTAAAGCATAGTGATAGGTTGCGTACCAAATATCTGAAAACTCCATTGCATGAGTTTTCCACTGAATAAAAGCATCTTTGCTGCTTAAACAATCATCAAGGTCTAGCCAGGCGATATAATCCATAGTGGCTTTAGAAAAAGCAAAATTACGAGCTTTGCAAAATGAGTTTACCCATTTAAAGTCATAGACCTTACACCCTCTTTTTTCTGCTATTTCTTTTGTTTTATCTGTTGATCCTGTATCAACTAAAATAATCTCTTCAAAACATCCTTCGACTGAATCTAACAATCTATCGATGTTTTTCTCTTCGTTTTTAGCGATAAGAGCTAATGATATAGTGGGGGAAGCCATAGATTTCTCCTTATGTTTTTGTTACTAAACTTACGCTGTTTGCTACAGTTTTTGATGCTAATGTATATGATGATCCTCTTGATAAAATAGTAAAGGCGCCTGTTACCTTAGAATAAGTATTATTTCCTTCAAGATTCTCCTGAATTCTTTTTAGATAACCAAATAAATCTACGGGATCAGTTGAGCTATTTCCAAAGCTTGATGCTGTTGTGCCAATTGCACCCACATAAAAGCTTTGACCAGCTAGTATTGACGTAGAAAGCGCAACAAGTGTTGTTCCTATTGCAACTATAGTTGTTCCATACTCGTCTGATCTATCATTTGGATCAAGCTGTCCTACGACATAGCGTCCACTTGTACCAGGACTTGTGGTTGCAGCATCAGCTAAGAATGCAATTGGTGTTGTTGTTCCCCATTGAAATTTATAAACACCAGTATTAGCAAAAAGCTCTGTTATTGATGGGGGTGCTACTGTTGCACCAGTTGCCATGTTAACAAAATATAAAAAGGTGGGGCTTAATCCTGTATATGTTCTAGGATCACCACCGCCAAACTGTAATCCATAAGTTTTCATGGTTCACCCCTTACTTTTTTAATCGTTGTTGTAATTTGTAATTTTCAATTTCCAACTCATCGGCAATAGTGCCTATTAATTGCCTTGTTCCTTCTGAGTATTTTCCCGATTTACAGTATTGTTCTATTAAATTAATAATAGATTTATTGATCTGTAAAATAGTATAAAAACATTCTGAATTATCTTTGTAAGAAATAGGAATAGTTTTAAGTTTTTCTACAGCACTAACTTGAACTTGTATTAAATTAGGCGCCTGCCCCAACCCTATTAGTCTTTCAATGACAGAATCATAATGACTAAGTGTTTTTTCATAAGAAGTACCAAGAAAGTCATGATCAGAAAAAAAGGTGTCCTTTGAAACTAAATTATGACAGTTGTGTTTAACAAAATAGGATGTCCTAAGTAGGATTGCTAGATTTGTCATCAGGTTTCACCTCTTCTTTGTTTTGATTAATTTGTTTTTGCGCTTCTGCAATAATTTTATTTAGTATTTTTAACGATTCTTTTGCTGGCAGTTCTTCTAATGCCTTTAATACTAAATTAACTTCATGTTCATTAAATTCAAACTTAAAAATCATTTTAATCTCCTGTTAAGCTAGGGTTACGGATTTCCAACCGCCGTTATAAACATACAATTTGTTATTAGTTGTATCATATTCCATGGCAACTTTTCCTGTAAAGGAAGTTGGAACTCCGGTTGGTGCACCCGCGCTTGTGGGAATATAAACAAATCCATCTGTCGCTGATGTTGATAAAGCAGCTTGAGTTCCCAAAACAATATTACCTGCACCTGTTATTCTCATTCTTTCAGAAGTAGCAACTCCACCCGCAGGTGATGTAAAGAATCCTAACCTAGATGCGATATCGGTATCCGATGTATAAGCATCAACTGAGCTAGTAATAAAAGCAATTGTTCTATAGTTTGATCCACCATACACTTGAAAACCGATTCTTCCTATTCCATCGGAAGTTGCTACAGCAGATGGTGATGCTACTGATCCTCTAGCCTTTCTAAAAAATATATCTGGAGCAGAACTATCTCCGCTAAATCTTGCATTATATGATGCGGTCGTCGAATCTCCAGCATTATACCAAAGAGCATTTGTCGCACTATAAGTGTTTAGGTTTCCTGTTGCAGTAGTAGTGCCCAACAAGAAATTACCCGAAGTATCTATTCGTGCTTTTTCGGCTCCACCTATATAAAAAAGCATAGGAATTGAGGCGGTTGTTTCAATTGTTAATTGAGAGGCATTAGCTGTCATCTGTCCGTATTGAACGGTGTACGCATTATTTACAAATCTTAAATTGCTATAATTATCTGCTGACCTTCCCTTTAGATTTATTCCATTTCCACTTGTGCTTTGATATACAATTAACGAATCTGCCGTGCTCTCTGGTCCAGAAATACTTAATTGTCCAAGTTTATCGATTCGAACTCTTTCTGCGCTTGTTACTGATCCCGCTGGAGTTGTATAAAAGGTTAAATAAGAACTAATATTTGAATCCGATGTGTAAGTATCCACAACTCCCGATATGGCAGCAATACTTCTTTCATTCGTTCCACCGTAAGCTTGGAATAATATCTGTCCTATAACATCACTTGAAGCAACTGCTGTTGCTGCAGAATATGTTCCTCTGTATTTTCTTAATACATAGTTAGCAGAAGTAGCATCGGTGCTATATCTAGCCATGTAGGCATTTACTGTTGCATTTCCTGATATGTATAATTGAGAGGAAGATGCATCATGTATGTGAACATTAGTTATTGGAGACGTGATGCCTATTCCAAGTCTATTATCTGTATCATTCCAAAATATATTAGCATTATCTTGAGTTAAAGCTCCATTTGTTCCTGCAAACAAAATTGATCCAAGTGTTGCGTTTAAAATATTATCACCAATACTTATGTTTGGTTGATTTGGTTTAAATATATTCATGATTTCCCCATTTAATTATCATGTCCAAAGTATTTTATGTTGTCTTGAACTGGAGTAACAACAAAAGATCCAACAAATCCTATAATTTTAGCATTGGCAGAAGATCCTTCGCATAAATAATGAATAACATCATTAGCCACAAGAGAATTACTTGCACCACTAACTAAAGTTATTCCACCAGGAGTCAAGCCACTCGTTCCATACACTGGAATAACAAAAGTAGATGTTAGGTTTATTGTAGTTACACCTAAACCAATATTGAACCTCATTATTTTTAAAATAACATAAGGTGAATCTATATGTTCTATACAAGAGAATCGCATTGAATCTATAGTACAATTATAAGGAACTATAAAAAAAAGCCCCGAATGTCCGTGAGCTAAATCAGCGGCATAACTACAAGTGATTACATTTTTCTGTAAATCACTGCCAAGAGATCTATTGTTTATTGCCATAGATAGCTTCTTTCTATAAAAAGGCTCCCCGAACAAGGGGAGCCATATCTTTGAATTAAACTAATCCAAAGTGAACTTTAATGTCTTGAGTAGGACGTACTACTAAGCTAATAGCAAGACCTGTAACAGCAGTGTTTGCAACACCACTTTGATACATGATCACGTCATTAGGTAATAGATTTAAAAGCGTAGAACCCCAAGGCATAACAATACCAGAGGTTCCAGTCCCAGCAACTCCAGAAGTACCAAATGCAGATGGTACGTTTGAAGTACCAGTTGCAATAGTAATTGCAGTTGCACCAGCACCAGCAATAAATCTATTTAATACTAAAGCATAGTTTGGAGCTCCTGAAAGACCAAACGCTGCGATTTGACCACTTTCTAGAACGCAAGGAAATGGGATTTGTGCAACGATACCTGTAACACCTGTCGCAACAGCTCCATCTCGAATTCTAAATACTTGTCGTTGTTCTGTAACATCTTTTGTTCTATTAATAACTGCCATTTTATTAATCCTTTCTTATTTATATCTTTACTTGTTTTTCTCTTGTTCTTCGCAAGTCTCGCTTAGACAGATTAGAAGTGTTCACATCCTTGAACGTCTCTTTAAAGTCATTCCTAAACTCATAGAGAAAATCCTCTGTTTGATTTCTTCTCTTTTTGTCTAAAGCTTCGATATGCTCTTCTTCTTGTTTCTCTAGTTCGGAGACTACGTCTCTTTCCCAAAGATCAATTTTTCTAAGTCTCTCCCAAATTTTATCTTTCCCCCATTCAACTGCTTTTCCTTCTTTTTTCCAGTTGTGGGTAAGGGCAAAGACAAAATGAGGAGTGAGTCGCAAGACAGACAATATGTCCTGATCATTTATAGCAAAGGTGTCGAAGTAGTAACCCTCTCGGAAAATACACAGCTTCCCCTCTGCGTTCTTCTTACAGAATAACTTTAAATCGTACTTCTTTACATAATCAGATATTTCTCTCTCACGACTCACAATAAAGCTCCTTAATAAAATTAATTAGGGTGAGGTGTAAGTAGTTAATACACCGCACGCCGCTGGTTGTTCGTTGAATAAGTTCACAAAGTGTCTGATTCGAACTTCTAGTGCATCGACATCAGTTTGAGCAATGTACATAGAACCTGTTTCGTCTGCAAACTCCATTGCTGCAAGTTCGTACATTTTAAGTACTTCTGCAGGTAAGAAAGCAAACTTTAAGCTCATGTCTTTGTCTGGAACCACTGGGATACCGTTAAAATCCAAGTAAAATTTCCCTTTAGAACCGAATGTTCCATCGCCCTCTGCTGTGTTTGCGTAGCGCTTATCAGGCGTTAGAAGTTTTTGATAGTAACGAAGTGAAGTAAAGTCTGTCCAAACAGCGTTGTATCCGTTTACGTTACCACGTCTTAAACCTTCGTTAAAAGGTGTTTGCATAGCATCGATTGACAATACTCCGCTGGAGTTACTTGTTACGTTACCTTGATAAGCAAGATTTGTTGATCGATCTACAGAGTAAACAGTGGTTGTTCCACCATCTAGAGCGTAGAAAAGACCTTGAATCTCGTTGCCAGATGACCCAGTACGGATAAGAACATGATCAGCACTTGCAGTAACAGCTTGATCTAAAACAAGAGTAGCAGTCGTGCTAGACGCTGTACCGCTTGAAATAGAATTCACAGTAATACCTGATGCGATTACGTTATCAGATCCATCCAAAAGATCGAATGTTGAGTTAACATCGATATACTTTAATGCTGGCTCTCCTGTAGTGCGGCCTTTAATAACAAGTGAAGTACTTGCTACAGCAGCAGTGTTTACAAGAGCTAAGTCACCAGTTCCATCCCAAGACAACTGACGAGAGATCTCTGTTTTAAGATCTTTATAACCCATCTCTAATTCGTAAGCAGCAGAACGAACAAAAGATCCAACATCACTTTGTGATGCTTTGATCATGGGTCCAGTTACTCCGAATCGAAGGTAGTTATACTTTGCTGCGATAATAGCTTGAACGGTTTTTTGACGACCGATCTTTGGTAAGTTACCACCATCAGCAACAGCACCAACACCTTGGTTACGAGAAGTTCTAAGTGGTCTGATTACTTGATATCCAGACCATCCTTGTTTTACTTTCTCACAAGCTCTGTATATTGGTACTTCTTCATTAATAAGATCAATGATAGGTCCTTGATAATAGTTTTTAAGCTCCGCTAAACCGGAACTCACACCCTGAAATGCGTTAGCCATTTTTGAATCCTTTCAATTTATGGCAAAATAAATCTATCTATTAGTTAAGTCATTGATGGCGTGTTTAGTTACTTCACCCAAGGATTTGAACTTTTGTGGAGCTCTTCCAGGGGTTCCTCCACCTGAATCAACGTCTCTAGATTTATTGTTTGCCTCTGTTTGTTTTTTTACTAAATCTCCATATTTAGCCTTAACGTAATCATTCATGAGTTGATCTACATTCTTGAAAGCTGTTTCCCATGTTTCAGGAGTAATTTCTTCTCCGCGATTGTAAGACTCGTAAACTCTGCCTATTGCTAACTCTGACAGAGCATTTGGATATTTTTTAGATAATCTTTCAACCGTTGCGTTTATCTCTTGAGTATTCTTGGCTACTTCCTGCTCATGATAAAAGCTTTCAAGTTTTTGCATTCGTGACATCATTTCGACATCATATTGAGGCTTTTGGCTTTGATTTTGGGACTGCTGGCCTTGAGATTGATTAGAGGTTTCTCCCAAGATTTGTTTCAAATAAGAATGAAATTTCTCGGGGTATACTTTAATAAATTGCTCTGCCAACTGAGGATTATTTTTCACATTATTTAAGTCATAGTAGAGATTTTCATAGTATTTTTGCTCGCTTTGAAAAGTCTCTCGCTCTTTACTTAAAGCCTGTGTTTTTTGAGTATAATCCTTTTGTCTTAAGATCGCAGCCTCAAGGTCTTTAGGAGTCATCTCTTGACCTTGATATTTAAATTTACTGAGCTTCTCAAGTTCATAGATTGTAGGCTCTTGCGCCCCTTGATCTAAGTTCTTAGTCCAGTCAGTATTAAAAACATCTCTCGCCGTTGTTACATCGGGGGAAGACTGAGTGCTGCTCTCTGGAGCTGCTTGTTCATTTTGTTCAAACGGTCCGTTCATAACTTTTTATCCTCTTTTTAAATCATACCTTAATTAGTATGCTTTTTTTGTTCCTTTATTTTTAAGATCATGAAGTCCTGCTTTTGCTTTATCAGCAACACGCTCTCTTAGGCCCATAGCTGTTCGTCCCTTATGATCCGCTCCATCAGAAAGGGCTTTGAGAATCATTTCTTTGTGGGGCATTTCACCTTCCATCATCTCCTCTTCTGCTAGCTCATGAAGTTTGCCTTCGTCTTCAATCTCTGGAGCCAGACCCTCTTCTTCTTGAAGCTTTTTGCTATCAATAGCATCACCTTCAATTTGTCCATTAGCATAGTCCTGATCTGGTACTGGTTTTCCTAATCCAATAGCTATTTCTAACATTGGTTTTTTATCTTGCATTTTTCTTTTGAGAGCCTCTTTCATTGCATCCATTTAGTAATCCTTTACTAGAGTAATTAAACTCTGTTTAATTGTGGTAGTTGTTCTGGTGGTGTTTGCTGTAATTCAGGTGGAACCATCGTTTGACCTGATTGATCAACCATGTCTTGTGGTGGCAGCTCTCCAGCATTCATTTGAGCAATAGCACTTTCAGACATATTCATGGTTTGCTGTAAACTTGGATTTAGTAAGTTAATAGAGGCGTTTAATCTCCACTCCATAACATAAAAGAATATAGCTTTTTGCTCGTCTGATAATTGATTGAACTTATCCTCAAGTCTGTATTCATTCATTTTCTCAAGGTGTAGTAAATGATTATCAAATTCGTTCATGTTTTGTCTTAGAAGAACTTTGTCGCTTGCTTCGATAGCCTTAATTACGCGCTTAACTTGAGCTTCATCCAGAGATTGTTTCTTCCAGATTTCGTTAACATCACCAAACTCAGTCATTGATAATACTTTGGCTATAACTTTAGGATCTTGTGGATTTCCTAACAGTCCCATTTGATATCGAGATAGTATTTCTTGGTTTCTTAGTACTTTAGATTGAGGAATAGTTGATCCTTCAATTACTCGAACATCGTAGTTATCTTTTAGATCATTTCCGACGAATTCTTTAACAGTGTAACCTAATCCTTCTCCTGCTATTTTAAGCATTCTTGGAAGTATGTAGTTTTTCCCTACATATTTCAAAACTAAACATCCAATTCTGGCATACGCAGTTTCATTTCTAGATGTTTGGACTCCGATTCTAGTCTGATCTTGCTCTTGTAAGAAAGCCATACCTTGAGCTGGTATAGAGGCACTTGGAAGAACTCCTCTTGATATCTCATTAATACCAGATATGAAATCAAACTCCATATTAAGAGTTTCTACATCTTTATAAGCGTAGCTTGGTATTTGAGGAACATTCATTACAGTTGGTGGCGGGGCGTTTGGTACTGGATTATATTCTACGACCTCACCACTATCATTATTTAAAGACTCTTGACCAAGACCAGATCCCTTGGGGACTAGATACTTTCCGGCAAGCATTTTTCGAACCCAATCAGCCATTTTAGTTCTAGATACGTTGTATTGATCTTGAACTGGTCTTAAATGAGTAATAATTGCCTCTGAGTTGTATCTACCGCCAATGATCATATCGTCTATTTTAACAATATCAAATTCACCGACAGGAAGCTCTCCGTCTTCTAATAAAACCCCATTAGCTGTTACAACTCTTCTTCCGTTTGGATGTTCTTTGGATCTTTTTTCGTAGTAAACAATTTCAATGGCGCTGTTTTTCATTTGATCATGAGTTTGAGCGCCAACGATACCAACACTTGTAAGCGAGTTAGTCTTTAAGTCGTAGGTAGCTGAGAGTAACCATGTAGACTCTTCTTTTACTAAATGCCCACGCTCTGGATATCTGATTCTAAAATAATCAAGCTTTCTAGTTTTAGCCTTGATTAAATATTGAGCTTCGTCGACATTTTTAGCTAAAGGGTCAGGAAATACTTCAAGACAATTTAATACTTCAAGCTTTACATCACCTTCGTATCCTTCAAATTCA